AGGCCCCTCCTTTACCAGCAGTAGAACCGATAGCTACTAGCCCAGTAGGAGAAGATACTCCTTGACCTGCCTGATAACCAAGTAGCGTGTTGTAAGATGTCGTTGTTATAGAGTCTCCTGCCTGATACCCAACTGCTGTGTTTTGAGCACCAGTAGTAAGCGCAGCTAACGCTTGGTAGCCTACTGCTACTGTGTTGCCTGCGGTAGATGTTCCTGGCGACCCATACATTGCCCTACTACCAATAGCTACGTTCTGTGCTCCCGTGTTAAATATCCCACTAACATAACCAAGAAGCGTGTTATCACTACTAGTCGTTATTGAGTTACCAGACTGAAAACCAACAGCTGTGTTATTTGACCCAGTAGTTAACTGCAATGCCTGAGCGCCAACCGATGTGTTGTTACTAGTTGTTGTTACATTGCTCAACCCCAAAATACCGACAGAGGTGTTACCGCTACCGCTAGTTATAGCCCTTGATGTTCTGTCACCAAGCGCAGTATTACTTGCCCCCGTAGTCAGCGCTTTTAACGCTTCGTAACCTACTGCTACTGTGTTAGCGAAGGTTGATGGCGTTGAAGCACCGCTTCCAGCTGAGTGACCCACAAGTACGTTATTGTTGCCAGTAGGATATCTGCCCGCTAAGTAACCAATAGCGACCACACTATCGCCTACATTGTAGTTTGCCCCTTGACCTATAGCAATTGATTGGCTTCCAGTCCCTGTAATACCGCTACCAAGCCCATACATAGCAGTACTGCCGATAGCCACAGCGTTACTTCCAGACTTAAACCTATGAGAGTTGACACCTATAGCTACACTGTTTGTAGCCCCGTGATTATGCATGGCGCTGTCGCCAATAGCTATACTACTATTTCCTCCACCTACTCTTCTGTTGCCAATACCAACGTAGCTAGTCCTAGTTGTGCTCATTGGAGCGCCTATGTATATACCGCTACCAGCAACGGAAGACATCGCTCCAATAGCTACTGAGACCGACGCTGTGCCAGCATCAGAAGTTTGAATCAGCCCCGCGTCTGTGTCAAGCGAGTTTCTCAAGTCGAGAATACCGTTAATCTTAGCGTTCCCGTCTACATGTAATGGCTGACTCGGTGTCGTAGTCCCCACCCCTACATTCCCAGTAGTGTAGTAGATGTCGCTACCAGAGGTTGTCCATGGGGAGCTGCCTCCTGATACAGTTCCAGGCTCCCACTTGCTATTTGCGTTGTCCCAAACAAGTGCTTGACCGTCTGTAGGGGCTACTGTACTTGTATCTACGTCCGAGAGATCGTCGATGCTTGCAGCAGCGATACGAGAATCTACAGCGGCGTCTGTATAACCGACCTTAGCTGTGTTAGCCGCTACAGAAGCATTATTAGAAACCTCTGTGTCAAAGTCTGTTATTTCGCTAGCGGTGTGAGTATGAGCTGATGGGGTAAACGTTGAAGGAACTCCAGTTAATGAGCTGTACTGACCATCAAACAGCGCTGTGTTCCCTTCTAGTGCTGTACCTGCCGTAGTGCCGAATCCTGGGAATGAAGTCTTAGCTGTGTTGGCTGCAACCGCTGAGTTAGCAGCTACACGGGCATCTGTGTAGTAGAGGTTAGTTCCTTCTGTTACGTTGCTTGTGCTTGGGGTGACGAAGGTGACAGCACCTGAACCGTTAGTAGCAAGCAGCTGATTGGCTGTACCGTCGGTAGTTGGGAAGGCGTATTGAACCGTCCCAGCTGAACTAACTTCAATAGCACCATCAATTCTAGCGCCTCCATCAACGAAAAGGTTTACACCGCTAGCCCCATAGGAAACAGTAGAATTAATAGAAAGAGCGTCGTTAGCTCCATCGAAGGCAATTCCAGGTACAGCCTCAAGGCTAACAGAATCAGCAAACGAAATATTCGCTGTACCAGGAACTGGAGACGGTATTGACAGCCCTAAATCGCCCCAAAATTTCCATTTATCGTCGAAAGTATCAAAAGCAAGTGTTCTAAGAATTGGATTAGTAGGAACCACAGAGTTGAGGGTCACATCACTAATATCATCGAGGATAGACGTAGATAGGTCAGTTAGGGTCTCCCCAAATATTAACGTCTCACCATCCGTATCAAGTTTCAATACATCACCTTGAGAGGCCCCCGTTCTGTTAACTGGAAACGCGTATGGGTCTATTGACCCTATCGAAAGAACCCCATTGTTATTGAAAGAAAAACTGTGATTTGAATAAGGAGGTGAAGTTGGGCTTGTTCTTACTATCAATCCATTTCCCGCTCCTATACTTATACTCCTAAGAGATTGAATATCTCCAATTGACGTGCTGCTAGAAGTGCCGTTTACAACTTTTACGTTTCCAGAGGACTGCAATGTAAGGCCTCCTGCCCCTTTTCCTTTTAAATAAGTAACGCTATCACTTGAATCTATATAAAAAACAGCAGCCGAAACCGCAGGTGGCAAAGTGCCACTAGAGGCGTCTTTGATCACAACTCTGTCTACAAAAGCGTCAACAGCAGTAAGATCATTATTCAGGGTAACAGAGTCCGCTAGGCTTATCTGATAGTCAGGACCGTTCTCTAAAACGATGTTACCGTCAGGGTTTGTGAGGGTTTGATCTGCAGTAGCCCCAGCTTCAATCCCAGCGATCTTTGCTCTCTCGCTCGGTGTGATCCTAGCGTCATTTATAACGATATGATTCTTAAGTGCAGGGTTTGTGATCGATATCTTGTTCGAATTATCTGGAACAGATATGGTCAAAAAAAGTGTATTGTCGTTTACTTGAATCATATCAAAAATTACACTATTTCAAAGTGTTGATCTGGGTTAAAAAACAAAACGTTAGCATCTACCTTGTTGCCTATAACTCTAACCACCTCGCCAGCGCTGGACGGGGCGGTACTTACTGGAAACCCGCCAGACTGCGCTGTACCCGTTGTCAAATAAATAGGTAGACCCGTATTACCTGGAACACCTCCGTTCATATACACAAATCCGTTCAGTATCATTCCGTCTGTACCTGAGTTTGATCCAGCGGCAACCGCAAGAAGAGAGGTTCCACCAGTATTTGGGGCAGAAGCACTAGCTATTGTCCAAGAACCAGAAGTATTCAGATAATAAATTCTTCCAGCCGTAGTAGTTGTGTTGCTGTGATACCATATCTGAGACCCAAGACCATAATCTCCATCCGAGCTAAGCCCATCACTTCTGACCTTTGATGCTTCGCTAAACGGAACATACTTTAAATCTCCTCCAGATCCACCTTCTTTCAAAAGAATCCAATCAGTCGGTCTGTGAACCTGAAGAGAAAGGTCAGAAAAAGTCATCGACCCTATAGAGGATTTTACATTGTCCTTGTCAGTGACATCTGAAAGTGGCTCAATTCCGTTGATCTTAGCTTTATCAGCGGCAGACATAGAGCCAGCAGACGAGGTTGTGGCTGAGCTAATAGAGACCACAGGATTAGCTCCAGCAGAAACGGATATAGGCGATATTCCAGACACAGAATCGACACCTCCCGTGCCATTTTCCTCAAGAGATATTTTTCCGCTAAGGTTGTCGTAAGTCAAAACGTAATCATCCTGTCCACTTCCTGGAGTTTGCGTCGTATCAAACTCAAAATTTCCGATTTTAGTTATACTTTTAAAAGTTACCGTACCGTCGTTGTTCGAGCCCAAGAATTGATCTACACCTCCATCAGCGGTAGGGAGAGTGTACGGAGATATATCTCCAATAGGACCACCGATAAAGAATTTACCAGTATCTAAGTTGGGGATGTCGTTAGTTCTTCCGATAGCAGACACCTTCATCTTTTGGATGTTGTCCCCGTTAGTTTGAAGGACGACCCCCACGTTCTGAACAAGATCGCTTGGATCAGTTGGCCTAATAGTGGTTAAACCCCCAGTGTTGCTTACATATACGGTGTCGCCTACAGCAATATTGTTGAGACCGCTTATGGTTTTGTTAAAGAGACCAGCAGTAATGATCTCGCCTGTAGCTCCATACGACGTTTCCTCTAAAAGCAAACCAATACACGGCATCTTACTGCTGTTATTAGCATCTGCTTTCCCCACAAGAATGCTGTTCCCTGAAATGCCCCTAGCATAAACTGGAGCGCCAGCAGAAAGAGTACTTCCTTCGTCATTCTGAACTTTAAGGAACACAGATTCAACATACCCCCATTCAGCTTCGTCACCGTTGTAGGTAACTACCTGTCTATCTACAGCATCAACGGTATCTGGAACGCCATCACCCTGCACTCCTTGGATTCCCTGCTCACCTTGCGGTCCCTGTGGGCCTGGAGGACCTACAGTAGCTGAAGAACTGACAATTACTGTAATTCCTGGTCTAGCCATTAGTAGTTAACCGTTACGTCTTCAACAACTTTAAATGTACCGTAAAGCAAAGTCTCAATAGAGCTGATTGAGTCCACATTAGCGCCCGTACCTCCAGTTGCGTTATCATCACCTAAATCAACGATCTTTTGCTGAATGTCATAAACATACAAACCAGCGCTCAAACCCGTCGTGGGGTCTTCAGGCCCTAAATCATTGTCGGAGTCTACGGCGGCACCCATCTGTTCATGAGTAGCAGTAAAGGTAACTAGACCGACAGAGGTAGTAGAAACAGTTCCATTGATCTTCAAGGCATATCCGTTAGCCCCTGTGCCGAGGTCATCATTAGTGTCTCTTTCCCTCACTTCTAAAACAAAATAGTATTTATCAGAAGCTTGATCAGCGCCAGGAGCATTAGGACCTAACGTTTCCTGGTCTTCCCCAAGGTTTAATAGGTTTCCAGAAGAGTCCTTTATTTCAAGATTTAGGTTGAAAGTATCCCCTCTCTTACAGGTAATATCTACTCTTTGAGATCGATCTAAGTTGATTTGATTTGCCATTTTTATAATCCTAACATTTGTGATAAATCCTCGCCTTGAGGTGGTTGCGGAGGCGGCTGTATTTGGCCTTGATTGCCCTGACGCTGCGCAATAAGCTTGCTTTGCTCGACCGCTTGTTTCTCCACCCTATCGTCTTTTCTATCTTCTTTTAGGGTTTCGAGCTTTTCCTTGAAGTCCTGATCGTCAGACCTAACACCGAGAAGCGCCTGAGCTTTAATCATTTCGATCTCCTTTCTAAACCCGTGCTTCACTTCTTCTAGCTGAGCGTCCAACTGCATTTTAAGTTGCATTTCTTGCGCTTTGAGTTGCGCGTCAAGCTGCATCTCTTGTTGTCTAGCCTGAGAAGCGGCTTGTGCAGATTGTTGCTGAATTTGAGCTTGTTGCTGAGAATTCTGCATGGCAATTTGCTGATTTAAGGCAATTCTCTTTTTTCTTCTCACCACCAGTAAACGCTCAGCTTGATTCAGATCTTTGAGTTGTCTAACTGCAATCGCATCTTCAAGGTCAATCTCTTTTTGACCAAGAGCAATCTGGATGTTTTGTTCCAAATATTCTCTTTCTGCCTCTTCCATCTCCTTAACTACTCTTACGCCGAAGTTGTACATAGGGAGGTCTTTAAAAGAATTGAGAACCTCCATGTTTGTTTTCCCTACAGCGTTCTCGTAAATACGGTAAAGAATAGATTCAGGGTGAATAACCTGAAGGCATTTAACAACATCAATACAAACCTTCTTGTACAAAACCATGGAAGAGTTTGTAATGTCATAGATGGCATTGTTAGCTGCTGCAATAGCCTGCTGACGAACGCCAACAAGAGCATCCGTCTTTGGAGATGACGCATCCATAACCTCGTTGATACCCGTAGCGTCACGGATCATTCTGAGATAATGATTGTACAGTCCAATAAGCTCATTAATGTTTCGAATGCTGTTCCCGATCTCTCTGATTGGCGGGTTCTGGAATCCTCCTTCTGGGTTCTTACTTCTGTAATAGAATACACCCGTCTGCTCGTAGATGTCATGAAGGTCAAGTGGCTGTAGCTCACCGCCTCTACCGAGCTGAACATTCTCAAGCCCTTCGATATCAATAATAATACCGTCAGGCTTAGCCTTGGCAACTGCCTGCTGAATCTTAAGGTGTGTCAGCTGAAGCTGATCGGCGAAACCAATGCAGCTATCAACCAAAGACTTAGGCATCATGTCCAAGATGTTTGTAGCGCAAACAGAATACGAAAGATTAGCCTTGCTTATATCGTATACGTTCTTGGGGACGTTGGTCTTCTTTCCGTAGTTGAAGATGTAGTCCGTTCCAAGAATATAGCAACCGCCATAAACGGTTGTGTTCTCAAACTTGGTAACCTCTCTGTTAAAAACGGAATTTTTTGGGGCTTTGTAATTTTCACCCTTGGAGTAAAACCCAACGTTTCCGTACTGACTCTCCTTGGACTCATAATACTCACAGTCAACTGATGTGAACTCAAAGTCTAAGATTTCAATCATGTACTCATCGTAACCAAAACTGGAAACATTATTTACCCTGTCATAAGAAGATTGAGTGAGCTTTGAAGCGTCATACCCGTATTTTTTTTGCGCTTTCTGAGCAATCTGCTTGAAATCCTCCTCGCTAAACTGATCTCCAGCCATTCTCTTTAGCTCCTGGATAGGCACATGCCTGACGTGACCAGCATAAACCAAGTCGTTAAAACCAGGGTCTTCCGTGAAGCTATGAACAAAGTTTACTGGGTCGATGTAAGACGTTTTGATGCCGTAACTAGGGTCGTTATCTCTTTTTACTACAGCAAGACCAAGTACGGTCAGGTCATTCACACATCTTCTAAGGATAGAATCATTAAAGTCATTCCATTCTAAAGTCAGGTTTGTGGCTATTTGAGCCGCAATCTCTGAATTAGACTTGATGTTGTTTTCAATAAAGATTTCAGCTTCCTCAAGGCTTTCTGGAATGTCTTTTTGCGGACCTGCAATCTGAACTCCTAAACCCTTTTCTATATTTCCTAAAGATTCTTTTGCTTTTACTGTTAATTCAACCTTCTTTCTTTTTAAATCTTTCTCAGAAGAAGATATAGGATCAATTGCCTCAAGATTAGGGTATGGAGAAGAAGATAGGATCTTATTTACAACGATCCTAACGAATTTAGGAAGGATAGGAACTGGAGTGAAATCCAGATTAAGCATACTTCCATCGCCGTTATTAGGGTCAAGAGAATTAAGAAGCGACCGATAGATAGCGGTGTCTTGAGTACCGTTTGCATATCGTCTGTTTTTTTCAAAGGTTTTCTTCCTGTTGCCGTATACGGAATTCTGCTGATCTATCTTTCCCCACTGCCGATAAATCGACTTAGCGTATTTCAGACCATACTCCTTGCCCTGCTTTACCTCAGAAGAAGCTAATGGATCTGGAAAGCTAGAAGAATTTTTGTTTGTACTGTACATCTGCAATGAGTGGAGTAATTTAACTCAATGCAAATATAGTAAAACTAGGAGTGCCAAGCTTTTGGCCTGTAAGTCCTGAAGAATTTCTTATCGCTGAAGTTAGCGCGAGGCTTTTCTTTCTTGGCTTTCTGAGCTGCAAGCAACGCCAAACCAGAGCTAATAGTCAAGTCAAACTTAGTTCTCTTATCTATCTTGTATCCAATCCAGTCCTCTAAAGTTCTGTTGAACATCATCTTGCCCATCTCCCCGTCTTCAGGGTTGATTCCAACATGGTCGTGTATATAAGCTTCAATGGCGTGAGCGTGTGCCTGAATTACATCTTGAGAGTTAGACGGAATTCCTTTTGTCCTGACGTTGGAGCTGGAACTATTGTTTTTTAGATGATCTGGGCGGTCCATCAAATAACCGTCGTAACCCCTTGATTCAAAGTACCTTGCAATACCGTACTTATTATTTTCTATAAGTATCGGGTACCCATAGAAAAACGCACACATAAGCACATCCTCGTAGAAAATGCTAGCTAAATCTGGACGAGAAGCGTATTCCACCACAAACATGTTGGGCGGCACATCCATGTTGAACTTGTTATAAAGGTGCAACGCACCCTTAGATCCTCTGCCGTCTACTGTAGCGTCCAAATCGTAGGAGTCAACTCCGCCTACACCAATATGTCCATTTGGGGCTACCTTCTTGCCTCTGTCTTCTTTCTTAATATTTCTTAGGTGTTTTGGGGCAAGCCAAGCAACACGGAACCTACCGTTCGGATCTGGAGAGAAAACAACCTCTTCATCCTTTGTTCTCCATACAAAGTTTCCTTGGACTATAGGGCTAGGGTATAGGCTGTCATTGTGCTCAATTTGCTGATAGATCTTACCGATATTGAACAAGCTTCCCTCAATGCTATCCCTGAACGCTTCATCTTCAGTAAACGGGAACTGACGAATAATTTCATTTAGTTCTGATGGGTCGTCTTTGAACGAGTGTCTTTCGTTCTTTAGGTACTTTTTGCTTCCCTGATCGACAAAATCCCCATCTACACCGATCAGCTCTTCTTCTGGATCATCGACCACTGGGTTTCCGTGCTTGTCAAAAAACCCCTCAAGCGCGTCATAAGCTGGAATAAATATCCTGTACAAACCTGACCTTGTACGCCCGTTGTTGTTCCTTTCGTTTGGATCTGAATCAGCCCATAGATCTCTGTATTCTTTACCGCCTTTATCCATTGGGTTGACGGTGCTGCCAACTAGAGCTTTTCCAACAACTCTTTTACCTACAATAAGGCAAGTTCTTTCGATTCTCCAAGCCTCACGGATATCTGCTGGTTTCTCCCACTTTCCTGCCTCATCCAGATACAACATGTGCAGCTTCTCGCCGTCGTATGCGTTATTTGTGGTGTTCTTCCAGTTTATTACCGTATTTAGCGCGTCTCCTCGGTTTGAGGTTTTGTTCTTTTTAGTAATTCTTTTCGAAGGCTCTCTGAAAGCGAGCTCCATGCGGGGATTCGTAGTACCATCCTGAATTGGTTTGAAGAAAAACGGGTAGCTGCGGAATATCGCAACTACTTTCTTCATGAAAATGTTCTCCTGGGAATCCTTACCAGTCTTCGACTGAATGCCCAACAGCTTCTCTTTAACTTGACTAGCTTCGTCCACAAGGACAGCAGAGCATATATTAGTGTAGCCAGAACGACGACACTTAGTATAAAGCTGACCGAAACAACGGGGATCAGCTTCGCAAGCAGCCATGTGGAGAAA